GTAAAATTATATACAAACGTTGATACAGATCGTATTAGGATACTTGGGTTTTCAAATGGCGGAGCTCTTGCGTTACGAGCAGCAGTTGAAATAGACGATGCGTCTATTGATGTAGTTTGTTGTATAATTAGTCAAACTAACACTGATCAATATCGAAATAGTAATTTTTATTATCCTAGCGACGAAACATTAACAGGTGATGCTTATGCAAACGATGGATACGACACTGTGCAAGATTCGATGCCACAACGTAAAATATTGCAATTAAACGGTAGGAGTGATACTGTTGTACCATACAACGGCGGAGATTTTGCAGGAATGACTTTCTTAAGTGCAGCAGATAGTGCTTATGCATTAGCACAAAGTCAAGGCTATACAGGAGCTCAGTTAACAGGCTCTGCATACGGAGCAACTAGTACTATTGTCGACTATGGTAATGTAATATTTTTAAATGATGATGCAGGCCATCAATTTTCTCCAGATATGGCAAGGTTAGTAGGAAAATATTTCGAGTCTAATTTTGATATTACATATTAACAGGATAGATGTATGCCGCGATTTGCACAGGGAAAATTTAAACTAAAAAATCCAGACAAGTATATGGGAAACAAAACACCTACTTACAGAAGTAGTTGGGAGTTTGCATTTATGAGATTTTGTGACGAACATCCTAGTGTGTTACAATGGGCAAGTGAAGCAGTAAAAATTCCATATAGAAATCCGCTTACAGGTAAACAAACAATATATGTACCTGACTTCTTTATTGCTTATGCAGGCAGAGATAAAAAACAGCGTGTAGAACTAATCGAAGTCAAGCCAGAAAATCAAACTGTAAAAGAAAAATTAGGTCGTAGTCGTGCAAATCAAGCACATTGGATTATTAATCAAGCAAAGTGGGAAGCAGCTAGAGCATGGTGTAAACAAAAAGGTATATTCTTTCGTATAGTTAATGAAGGAGATATTTTCCACCAGGGAAAGAAAAGATAAATAATAGTAGCATATAATGATTGTAACTGATAAAAAAATTATTAAAAAGCGGACAAAAATTTGTAAGTCTTGTGAACATCTTACAGCACTAGGATCTACCTGTAATGTATGTGTTTGCCCAATATTTACAAAAGTAAGAAAAAAGAATACAAGATGCCCTATAGGAAAATGGGAGGCAGTTAAATGACTAAGAAATTAGAAGAACTTTTAGATCTTCCAGATGCAAAAGAGATCATTAAAAACGCTGAGACACAAGAAAACGAGCAAAAGTCACATGACCTTGCTCGACAAGAAGATACTATGCGTGATATTGCAGAGTTTGATAAAATTGCAAGTGCATTACCTAGTGTAAAAGGTCTTGGTCAAAAAGCCGATGACGAGTTAAATGAAATTGCACAAAAAGCAATGACTGCATATGACGATTTAATGGACTTAGGAATGAATGTTGAAAGCCGTTATAGTGGGCGTGTATTTGAAGTTGCAGGCGGCATGTTAAAAACTAGTTTAGATGCTAAAGTTGCAAAGTTAGATAAAAAACTAAAAATGATCGACTTACAACTTAAAAAAGAAAAAATGGATAAAGATAGTTCCCCCGGCGATGGCGATATTGTTAATGGCGAAGGTTATGTTGTTACTGATAGAAATAGCTTATTGGAGCGCCTAAAAGGACTTGATAAGGATAAATAATATATAATAGGATATTAAGCAATGAGATCATTTACAGATATATTAACTGAAGCTAAGAAAACATACGAATTTAAAATAGGCGTTGCCGGCGAATTACCTGAAGGGTTCGCTGACGAATTAAAAACTACTATGAATAAGTTTAGTATTGTTAATATTAGTACAGGTAAGAAAACACCAATACAGGAACGTCCATTAGACTTCCCACAATTACAAAATATGGAAGTTACATATTTCGAAGCAGAAGTTAATTATCCTACAACTAGCCAAGTACTACAAGAGTATGTAGGTAAGTGTTGCGGTATTGACCAAGCGTATATTATTGTACGTAATATGAATGACCCAAGAGAAGATTATCAAGCACCTAAAGATGAAGAAGCATATGAAACATTGCTTACAAAAGAAGACTTAGGTGGTGAAGAAGCACAGCAGGACGTAGCAGGTAGTAGAGTTATGGATTTGTTGAAAGAGTTAGAAGTAGCTAAAAAAGAACGTGAGCACGATCCAGCTGCCGCAGCACCAAGTGGTGATAGCAAGGATATCGGCGACAACGAAAATACCAAAGCGGTAGTAGGAGGTTAACCCCATGAATATGAAGAAGCTTTTAGAATCAATGCAGGAAATAGATGAGTGTGGGATGGACGAAGCTCCAATGCCAGCTCCAAGTATGGCGCCACCGGCTATGCCACAAAATGACGGCGAACCTGTAAGAATGAATGTAAATTTAAGTGCATCAGGCGCAGAGCATGTTGCTGACTTAATGGATATGATGAAAAACGCAGGTGTTGGTGATTCAAAACCTGTTGGTAAAGAACAGTTACCTATGCGTATGGATATGGAACGTTTAAAAGGAATTATGGACGAGCCAGGTGACGAAGATCCAAACGAAGAATTAGAACCAGTTGATGAGATTGATACTGAAGAAGGTTACGACAACGAACCGGATGAAAGATACGGTGACATGAGTGATGCTATTCCAGACGGTAATGATTTAAATCGCAAAAAGAAATCATATGTAAAAGCACAAGACGGTGATAATGCAATGGCATTAGAAAATATTAAAGCATCGTTATATGCACAACTTGCTGAAAAGAAAAAGCCAGATGCTGATGGCGATGGTGTTCCAGACTGGGCAGACAAGAAACCAGGCGAAGATGATAACGCAGGAAAGTCAAAAGGTAGCAAGCCTAAAAAAGGTGAAGTACCTCCACAGTTCCAAAAAGCCAAATAACTAGGTAAGGGCGGTCCAATCAAATAGCACCCACGGGTGCTATTTTTTTGGGTAAATAATGTTATGGCAGCATCATTAGACGGCGTCTTAATTAAGAAAGCCAATAAACAAGAAACATATACAAACGAACAAGTTGAAGAACTTCTAAAGTGCATGGATCCCGATGAAGGATACTTACACTTTGCAAGATCATTTGCATTTATTCAGCATCCTGTAAAAGGCAAATTGTTGTTTGATCCTTACGAGTATCAGCTACGTTTGATGCATAGTTACCACAACTATCGCTTTAATATTAACATGATGCCTAGACAAACAGGTAAAACTACATGTGCTAGTATCTACCTTGCTTGGTACGCAATGTTTAAACCTGACCAAACTATTCTTGTAGCAGCACACAAATATACAGGTGCGCAAGAGATTATGTCACGCATACGCTTTGTATACGAAAGTTGTCCTGATCATATTAGAGCAGGAGTTGTAAGTTACAATAAACAATCAATTGAATTTGAAAATGGATCACGTATTGTAGCACAGACTACAACAGGTAATACAGGACGTGGTATGAGTATTTCATTACTATACTGTGACGAGTTTGCGTTTGTTATGCCTAATATTGCCGAAGAGTTTTGGACTTCAATATCACCTACACTAGCAACAGGTGGTCGTGCTATTATTACAAGCACCCCCAATAGTGACGAAGATACTTTTGCTACTATTTGGAAACAAGCAGAAGAGAAGTTTGACGCACACGGCAATGAAACTGAAGTAGGGTCAAATGGTTTCCATAGTTATGTTGCTGAATGGCACGAACATCCAGACAGAGATGACGAATGGAAAGCAGAAGAAATTGGACGCATCGGAGAAGAAAAGTTTCGTAGAGAATACGGCTGCGAATTCTTAGTATTTGATGAGACTTTAATTAATTCAATAAAACTTAGTGCTATGGATGGTAGTAGTCCTATATTAAATATGGGACAAACTCGTTGGTATCAAAAACCAACCAATCAGTATACATATGCAGTTGCACTTGACCCTAGTATGGGAACAGGTGGTGATTTTGCTGCAATACAAGTATACGAATTGCCTAGTTATAAACAGGTTGCAGAATGGCAACATAACACAACAGCAATACCAGGACAAATTCGTGTGTTAGCGGATATATGTAAATATCTAGAACAAGAAACTAAAAATCCTAATGGTATATATTGGAGTGTAGAAAATAACGGAATCGGAGAAGCAGCACTAATCGTTATAAACGATTTTGGGGAAGAGAACATACCAGGACTATTTGTGTCCGAACCTATGCGAAAAGGACATGTGCGCAAATTTCGAAAAGGCTTTAACACTACCCATAGCACTAAGATTACAGCATGTAGTCGTTTAAAAACAATGATAGAAAACGATAAAATGCAATTACATAGTAAACCATTAATAAGTGAACTAAAAGGATTTGTTGCAACAGGGTCAAGTTTCCAAGCAAAGTCGGGAATGACAGATGATTTAGTAAGTGCTACATTACTTGCTATAAGAATGATGACTGTGTTAAAAGATTGGGATCCTAGAGTTTATAGTACATTTAATCAAGCAGAGGATATAGAAGACTACGAACCACCAATGCCTATCTTTATTAGTAGTAGTTTTTGATAAATATTAATATGAAGAATTTAGATCAACCAGCAAAACAATTATTTTCAAAAATACGTGGAAGATTTCCAGGTGTAACAATTGGCGATAGTGAAGGTAATGTAACTACTGATCCTGCACAAGCAAGATTTTTTGAATTTCCGTTTAAAGAAAGTCAAGAAGAATTAGGTAAAGTTAGTGTAAGCCTTTCAGAAGAAGATGGCGTAGTTATAATGTATAGCCAAGATATTGCAGAAAATGACGTATACAAAACAGCGTGGTATGATTTTTTAAAAGAGCTACGACAATTTGCAAAAAAGCGTATGCTAAATTTTGACACTAGAGACATTACAAAAAGTAATTTAGAAAAAAGAGATTATCAGTATCTTGCCAACCGCCCAGAGGACAGTAACATGAATGAATCAAAACTATACGGAACAAGCCGCATTAGCTATCAAAACGTAGGCGAAGCACGTATTATGATTAAGCACACAGAAAGCATTAATCAAGAAGCAGCAACAGGACGCACACAAAAAATAGGAAAAATTTATATTGAAAGTGCTGACGGAGAAAGATTCCGTTATCCATTCAAACACCTAAGTGGCGCAAGAGCAATGGCAAGACATGTTGCAGAAGGCGGAAATGCATATGATGAATTTGGTAAGCACATTGTAGGTCTTTCAGAAGAAATGGCAAAACTGCGTAAATTTAAAAACTACATGGGTCGTAGTGCAGTAATGGCAGAAAGTCTAGTTGAATACATGGATGTTGTAAAAGGGCGTATTACAACAGTTAAGAAAACAATTGAGTCATTACAAAAGCCAAAGTTTTATGCAGAAACGTTTGCTGCATTTGAAGCACCTATTATGGAAGAAGTTCCGGCAGATGTTGCAGAGAATTGGATTGACCAATTAACTATCAAACAGTTTAACGAAGAACTATCAGATGTATTTCCATACATTTACAAACTAGTAAGTGAAGCAACTAAAGCAACAGAACTAGGTCCGGATGAGTTAGATGAGTCAGGTTTACAGTACCATACTGGTGTTAAGAAGCACGGTAAAGAATACATGGATAAAGCAGCACAAGCAGGCCGCGATGGCGCAAGTCAAGAAGAACTTGGCGCATTAAAAGACAAGTATAGCAAAGCCGAAAAGAACAAAAAGACTAAAGAAGAAATTGAACTAGAACGAGCATTTGAAGCAACACTAGGTCAATTCTCAGACACTGTATGTGAAGAGTGCGGTAACCAAAGTTGGGAAACACTATCAGAAGAAGAACTAGAAGAAGCACACGGCAACAGCAAAGAATATGACAAATGCTGGGCAGGTTATGAAAAAGTACCTGGCACAACACGCGGCGAAAAAGGTTCTTGCCGTAGAAAAACAGCAAAAGAAAGCGAAGAAGAAGTACAAGAAGGCACAATCAAGACAGCACAAGATGCAAGTGATGCGCTAGGCGTATTGCGTGGCAAAGGCAAAAAGATTGAAACTGGAGATGGCGAGTACGAAGGTAACTTAGCAAACGAGTATGCAAATCAAGTGTGGTACGTATATTCTTGGATTGAAGCAAAAACTAAAGGGTTCCAAGACATAGATCCAAAGTTCCAGTCTGCAATTGATGACATGATGACACTACGTGGCGAAGCAAAGAAATTAGAAACCAAGCCAGGTTCAGGCAAGAACGGCAAGTTTGGTAATCAAATTGTAAACACATTATATCCTGTAATGCAGTATATTGATGCACACGACTTTAATCAAGATGAAGGTAATGCCTACTCAGGTGCTGTAGCAAAAGCTAAAATGAACGGCAAGAAAAAGGGTGATGAAATTGATGGCCCAGACGGTGAAAAGATCAAATTAGAAAAAGAAGAACAAAAGACACCATTAGGCGAGTTCATACTATCATACTACGATAGAGAAAATGGAACATTTCCAAAAGGCGAAACATCAATTCTTACTATGGTAGAAAAAGATTACGGCGAGCAGTTCATAGATCCTGCTAAGGCATTTATCGAACAAGTACAGGCATTATTTGATAACTTTGAAATGCAAGAAAACCCACAGCAAATGGAAGTTAACGTCGAAGACGATTACAACAGAATGAGAGAGTTAGCAGGTTTAAGATAATCTGCTAACCCACTTATAAGTTTTATTTCTTTTTCTTTAAAAAAGACTTGACAAACGATGTAGCGATGTTATACTAATAACTGTGCTGCAAATAACAAGGCACACAGTAGCAATGTAGCTACAAGCATATAGGCATTATATAGGAGAAAAGGCACTATGGCATCATTAGCAGAAATCCGAGCGAAGCTCAAACAACAAGAGTCTAACGCAAGCGGAAACAGAGGACCACAAGGTCCAAACCCAATTTACCCATTTTGGAATATCAAAGAAGGCGAAAGCGCAACTTTCCGTTTCCTTCCTGATGGCAACCCGGATAACACATTTTTCTGGGCAGAACGTTTGATGATCAAACTTCCATTTGCAGGTATTAAAGGTCAAACAGATTCACGTCCTGTACAAGTACAAGTTCCATGTATGGAAATGTACGGCGAAACATGTAACATCTTAAATGAAGTGCGTGGTTGGTTTAAAGATCCATCATTAGAAGACATGGGTCGTAAGTACTGGAAAAAGCGTTCGTATATTTTCCAAGGATTTGTAAATGACAATCCACTAACAGATGACGAAGCACCAGAGAATCCAATTCGACGCTTTATTATTGGGCCACAAATCTTTCAGATCATTAAGCAAGCACTTATGGATCCAGACATGGAAGAGTTGCCAACAGACTACACAGCAGGTGTAGATTTCCGTCTTAATAAAAGTTCAAAAGGCGGTTATGCAGACTATAGCACAAGTAACTGGGCTCGTAGAGAGCGTCCGTTAACTGATGCTGAAATGAACGCTGTTAACACTCACGGGTTGTTTAACATGTCAGACTTCCTTCCTAAAAAGCCAGACGAGACTGCACAAAAAGTATTGCAGGAAATGTTTGAAGCATCAGTAGATGGCGAAGCATATGACGCTGAACGTTGGAGTAATTACTTCCGTCCAGCAGGTGTGTCAGCGGCAACTGGCGATCCAAACAAACCTGCTGTAGCACCAACTCCTGCTCCGGCAGCAGTAGCACCGGCACCAGCACCAGAAGCTGCACCAGTAGCAGAAGCAGCACCAGCGGCAGCGCCAGCAGCCGAAGCACCTGCAGAAGGTGGCGGTAATGCAAATGACATTCTAGCAATGATCAGAGCACGTCAGTCATAATAATACACTATGGGGGAGTAATCCCCCATTACGCTTTTTAGATAGGAGAATACTATGGCGAATAAATCATTCGATCCGACTAAGTTCCGTAAGGACTTAACAAAATCCATCTCAGGCATGAGTAGTGGATTCAATGATCCTAAAGATTGGATCAGCACAGGCAACTATGCACTAAACTATCTTATTAGTGGTGACTTTCACAAAGGTGTTCCGCTTGGTAAGGTAACTGTGTTTGCTGGTGAATCAGGTGCAGGTAAATCATATATCTGTTCAGGTAACATTGTAAAGGCAGCACAAGATCAAGGTATCTTTGTAGTACTAATTGACTCAGAGAACGCACTTGACGAAGCTTGGTTACAAGCATTAGATGTAGACACATCAGACGATAAACTACTTAAACTTAATATGTCAATGATTGATGATGTTGCTAAAACACTGTCAACATTTATTGCAGACTATAAAACAATGGATGAAGAAGACCGGCCTAAAGTATTGTTTGTAGTTGATAGTTTGGGTATGTTGCTAACACCTACTGACATCGATCAGTTTAACAAAGGTGATATGAAAGGTGATATGGGTCGTAAGCCCAAGCAGTTAACATCACTTGTTCGTAACACAGTTAATATGATTGGTTCATTGAATGTTGGACTAGTATGTACTAATCACACATATGCATCGCAAGATATGTTTGACCCAGATGATAAGATTAGTGGCGGTTCAGGCTTTATCTATGCATCAAGTATTGTTGTTGCAATGAAAAAGATGAAGCTGAAAGAAGACGAAGATGGTAACAAGATCAGTCAAGTTATGGGTATCCGTGCAGGCTGTAAGGTTATGAAGACTCGTTATGCAAAACCGTTTGAAGGTGTACAAGTAAAGATTCCATATGAAACAGGTATGAATCCTTATAGTGGATTGCTTGAATTATTTGAAGGCAAAGGAGTCATTGAGAAACAAGGTAATAGACTAAAGTATGTTTCTAGTGACGGCGAAGAAATTCTCGAATACCGTAAAAAGTGGGTAGGCGAGAACCTCGATAAGGTTATGTCAGATTACTTGATTAAAGAAGCTCAAGTGGTAAATATCGACAGCGTAGATGATGAAGCTACGGAAGACCAAATCGAGGAAGCCTTAACAAATGAATGAAGAACAAATAGTAGATGTATGGACACTATTTAAAGAATACGTCGATAAAAAACAAATAGAAATTGTTGCTGAAAGATTTATTGATCAATTAGCAGATTATGGAGTAGACGATGTTATACTTAAAGATTCTTTAGGTACATGCAGTGTACTTGATGAAGCAATAAACTATTACTTAGATGCTGACGTAGACGAAGATAATTTTAATAACGATTGGGATGAATAATGGGTTGGTATAGCGAAGTATCTCGTGACATTAACAAGATTCCTGGTGCTATACAGCACTTTGAATCCGAACTTAACCATGCTCGCGGTGAGTGTAAACTTGTTGGTAATGTTGAAAAGAGTGCGGCAGCTATGCCAGGCATTGTTGAACATAGGTTCAATCAGCTTCAAGAAATTGAAGCAATTCTTAACTATCTAAATATTGAGCTACGTAGATTGCGTAGCTCATTTTTTAAAAAATATCTTGAAAACTATCAACGGGCACTGTCTAGTCGTGACGTAGAAAAATACGTTGACGGCGAGGCAGATGTCGTTGACTATGAAAAAATTATTAATGAGTTTGCTTTAATGCGTAACAAATGGTTAGGTGTACTCAAAGCATTAGATCAAAAACAGTGGCAAATTACTAACGTAGTTAAGCTCAGAGTTGCAGGTATGGAAGACGCTACTCTGTAAATAACTACATGAATGTAGTTTTAGTTACTGGGGGTTTTGATCCTCTCCACTCCGGGCATATAGCCTATTTTAAAGCAGCACGTAATCTCGGCGACAAATTAGTTGTTGGAGTTAATAGCGACGAATGGCTAACCCGCAAGAAGGGTAGACCGTTTATGTCCTTTGAAGAGCGTTGTGCAATCATCAAAGAACTAGCATGTGTAGATCAAGTTATTGGATTTAATGATTCTGACAATACTGCTAATCATGCAATATTCCAATTACAAAGCACAACAGGGTCAAGTACAAAAATTATCTTTGCCAATGGCGGAGATAGAACAAAGTCTAATATACCCGAAATGCAATATAATAATGTAGAATTTGTATTTGGCGTAGGCGGCGAAAATAAAGCTAATAGTTCAAGTTGGATATTAAAAGAATGGTCTCAACCTACTACAGAGCGTACTTGGGGAACCTACACAATATTAGATAAAGGGCCTGGATGGCAAGTAAAACAATTAGCATTTACTTCTGGAAAGTCGCTTAGTGATCAACGTCATTTTGATCGTTCAGAACATTGGCATGTTGTTGAAGGTGAAATACAAATGACATTAGAATACGATAACGGCGATAAAATTACTAACATATATACTAAAGGAAGCAGTATTGATATACCTGTGCTTACTTGGCATAAAGCTGTAAATACTGGAGTCAAAACTGCACGAGTAATTGAAGTATGGTTAGGTGACAATCTAACAGAAAATGATATAGAAAGAAGAGATTAATGAAAGTATTCATAGGCTACGAACCAAGAGAAGATATGGCTTACCAAGTGTGTAAACACAGCATACTAAAGCATCAACCCAATGCAGATGTGCGTCCATTAGTACAAAAAGAATTAAGACAAGCAGGATGGTACAAGCGTCCTGAAGATAAACTTGCAAGTACAGAATTTACGTTTACACGTTTCTTAGTGCCAGAACTTGCTAACTTCAAAGGATGGGCTGTGTTTATGGACTGCGATATGATCCTTACTACAGACATTAAAAAACTGTTCGATCAAGCAGATGACAGGTATGCTGTTATGTGTGTGCAACATGATTACACACCTAAAGAAGGTATTAAGATGGACGGACAAAAACAAACTATCTATCCACGCAAGAACTGGTCAAGTGTTGTGTTATGGAACTGTGGTCATCCTAGTAATAGAGCCGTGGATCAAGATCAAGTCAACAGTTTAGAATTAAATGGCGCATACTTTCATAGATTTAGTTGGTTACTAGATGATGAAATAGGCGAACTAGATCGTACATGGAACTACTTAGTGGGTGTGTATGATGATATCGAAAAACCAAACTTGATTCATTATACTGAAGGCGGACCGTGGTTTGAAAACTATAGAGACTGCGAGTTTAATGAGTTGTGGAAGAAAGAATTATTTGAGATGATGAACAAACCAAATTTCAAAAAGGAAAAATAAAATGATTAACAAACAAAATTATTCAATTGACGCATTTCATAAAGTGCCAGCAGTATCTGATTCAGATAGCTTAGGTGTACAACGAGAAAGTCATTTAGTTAAAGCGTGTCAAACTTGTACAATTGAAGGCAGTGTTTTAGAGTTTGGAGTACACAAGGGCAAAACAATTAATGTTATGTCTAAAGTTTTTCCTAATGACACACTATATGGATTTGACAGTTTTGAAGGACTTCCTGAAGACTGGAACATTAGTACTAATCCTAAAAAGAACAAACATAAAAAAGGTTATTTTGCTGTAGATAAATTACCTAGTGTATCAAAAAATGTAGAACTAGTAAAAGGATTTTTTGATACTAGTTTGCCAAAATGGTTAGAAGATAATAATCCTACACCTATTAAGTTATTACATGTTGACAGTGATTTGTATTCTAGTGCAAAAACTGTACTTACATTATTAAACGATAGTATAGTTAAAGATACTATTATAGTATTTGACGAGTTTTATGCATGGGGTAGAAAGAGGTATGAGACTTGGGAAGATCACGAATATAAAGCATTACAAGAATGGATTACAGACTTTGATAGAGAGTTTGAAGTATTATACAGAAGTAACCATCAACAATGTTCTATTAGAATTACAAAATGATATGTTTGAGTAAAAACAAAAATGACGAATATATTAATATGTTTGCAAAGGGATCTAAATTACGTATAGAAGATTACGACTTTAATTTTTCTAATAATTCAATAATGATTCGTAGCATGACAAAGCGTAAGTTAATTCACGAATGTTGGAAGAACAAACATACATTCTATTATATGGATAGTGGGTATATAGGCAACTACAAATCAAAATTTAATCCTATGGGATTTAAATTATTTCACCGCATAGTAAAAAACGATGTGCAGCATAATGAAATAATAAATCGATCAGACGACAGATGGAAACAACTTGACTACCCAATACATGATCGTAAACTAGGGAGACATATACTGCTAGTAACACCTAGTGATAAACCTTGTAAGTTTTACGGCATTAACAGAGATGTGTGGGTTAAAGAAACAATTAATAAAATAAAACAATATACAGATAGACCAATTGTTGTTAGAGATAAAGCATCAAGGCCTGAGCGTATTGTAAAAACAATATTTGATGATTTAATAGATTGTCATGCATTAGTAACATATCAGAGTATAGCAGCAGTTGAAAGTGTACTTCACGGTGTCCCGGCATTTACTCTTGCTCCTACTGCTGCCGACCCTGTTTGTGATAAAGATTTAAGTCTGATCGAACATCCAACTAAGCAAGATAAAGATAAAATATATAAATGGGCCTGTCATTTGGCATACGGACAATTCCATATTGAAGAATTTAAAAACGGAAAAGCATGGAGATTACTACGTGAAAATTAAAATATTTATGAATAGTGCAGGACATAATTCTGAAAGAGATGTCTTAAGAAATATGTATGATGGTATAGAAGAACATCTAGTACCTAAAGACAAAGCTGAAAAGAAACGTTGGCGGCAAGTTAACAAGTCTAAAGGATTACAAGGTTCAGGGGTATTTTATGATTACACTGAAAAAGCAAGAGGCTGTGACTTAGCAGTAATGTTTGGCAGCTGGAAGCCTGAGCGTTCAAGAGTACATCACGAAATAAGAACAGCAATTTATAAAAGTGACATACCGTTTTTATGTATCGAAACTCCGTTGTTAGGGAGAAGAGTATTTCAACCTAACCAGCATTACAGAGTTGGTATAAATGGATTTTTAAATAGAGATGCTATTTGGGGAGAAGAAAGAGATTATCCAGCAGACAGATTTAATGCTTTAGGATTATCATATTCGGGTTGGAAAAAGAAGCGTGGAAAGAAAATTATAATTGCATTACAACTAGCTGGAGATGCAAGTTTACGTCACAATGATATTAATGAATGGTGCAAAAATACAGTACAAACATTACGCAGGCACACAGACCGTCCTATTGAAATTAGAACACATCCAGGTGTAAGTGATAAAGGATGGTCCAATCACGAAGAATTATTTCGATGGTTTTTATTTAAAAACTTCCCTAATGTACAGTTTGTAAACGGTAAGGAAACACCATGGGAAGATCATATATTAGATGCTTACTGTGTAGTAGCATATACAAGTGGCATGTCGATTGATGCTGTATTAAATGGCATTCCGGTAATAGCAGTAGATGAAGGAAACTTTGCATGGAACGTTGGCGAACGTAAATTATCTAACATTGAAAATTTAACATTAGCCGACAGCAAAGATGTACAACAATGGCTTTATAATCTAGCATACTGCCAATGGACACCTGAAGAAATGGAGTCAGGCCAATGTTGGTTACACTTAGAATCTTCCATAAAAGAGTTGATAGATGAAAACCGTAGTAACTTATCTTAAGGGCATACCTAATCAAAAGAATCCAGAGAAAATACAAGTATTAACTCGATTCGCCGACGGAGTAAATGCAGTAGGTGATACAGGTATTGTGTCACAAAATCCTCATTGGTCATTAAGTGATTTAGGTGTTATACAAGGATTTGTTCATCAACAAAGTGCAAACTCTCCTCATTTGCAATTAAGAAAAACTGTTTTGAATAACCAAAAGTTACATGGAAAACATACCTTAATAGCAGATAGTAATTTGTTTTTATATGCAGATCCTTTAAACCCATTACATTATCTAAGGTTTAGTTTAGACGGTGTTTTTCCTACTACAGGTAATTACTTTGACGATAATCCTGATCCTGATAGATGGAAAAGCATATCAAACAATCTTGGAATATCATTAAAGGATTGGAGAACAAACGGTAATCATATACTAATTTGTTTGCAAAGGAATGGCGGCTGGAGCATGAAAGGACTAGATGTAATGGCGTGGCTTCGTGCAACTATAACTAAGTTACAACAGTATAGTGATCGTCCTATAGTAGTTAGAGCACACCCAGGAGACAAACGGGCAAAGCAATACTTAAAATTAAATCATCCTGGAGTAAAAATAAGTAACAACATATCAATAACATCAGACTTTAAAAAATGTTGGGCAGTAATTACTTATAATAGCAGTCCTGGTGTTGCAGCAGCAATCCAAGGTATTCCGGTATTTGTTACAGACCCAGTTCCTGAAACTAGTCAAGCATGTGGTGTTGCTAATAAAAAAATTATAGAAATTGAAAATCCAAAAACATTTGAAAGACAAGATTGGATCGAAAGACTATCGATGAGTCACTGGAATTTTGAAGAGCTATCTTCAGGACAAGCATGGAGACACATTAGGAATTATGTATGATTGAAATGGTAAGTTTTCCATCTCCAGTAAGTAAATTATATTTTAGATGGGCTCGCGGGTTAGAAAAACACGGTGATAAAATAATACAACTAACTAGAGAGGACGACTATAAATCTGTGTATGCTGATTGCTACTACCAAACTAATGAAAGAAAACAAAAGTTTTTTACTGGTAAACGTGCAGAAACACAAGGACAATATTTTGATTTTATTTTAGATTCAAAAAAACCTTTTATAGTAAGCGAATCAAATCCGTTTAGACAATACGACGGTTGGCTTCGGTTTGGATGGAACAGTTACAAGTGGACTAAAGGAAATTTTAATAACGATAACGTTGACGATACTAGATGGAAACGTTTTCAAAACATTACAGGCGTTACATTTAACGACTGGCACAGTCCGGGAGATGACATAATTATAATGGGTCAAAAAGAAGGTGACAGTGCGCTAAATGAGTTATACGAACAAGGGTTTAATAGTTTTTATGATTGGGTAAATGTAGTAATTAAGAATATTAGAAAGCATACTGATCGTAGAATAGTAATACGTCCGCACCCACGTAATTTAGATAAAACATTAATACAGGTACGCAGTAAAGTACTAAAAAATAATAAAAAGAATAACGTAGTACTCAGTAAACATTTAACGCAGGGTGGGAATCAAGGCGGCGCTGGGCTTGATGCTGATTTAAATAACGCACATTGTGTTGTATCGTTTAATAGTCTAAGTTCGGTTGAAGCAGTGTGTAAGGGCATACCAGTGTTTTCATTAAATGACGGATCTATGACATATCCAATAAGTCATAAAAGTTTATCACAAATTGAGAATATTAATTACGATATAGATCGAACACAGTGGCAAAATCAAATTGCATACACTATGTGGAATAAGGTAGACGTAATTAGTGGTGAATGTTGGGAACACCTAAAGCCAGTTTATTTTTCGTAGTTAAAGAATGTAAAGTCTTCGCTATACCAGTTATACACAAGTGCTTTTTGAGTTTTAGATAATTTTAATAGTTGTTTGCGTGTATTAACATTTTTTGATACTCCAAGGATTGGCAAATTTATATTCCATTCTTCTTGAATATTTTCAATGTGTATTATATTATGTACATTATGATTTATAAAATTAATCTGTTTTTTTAAATGCGGATCTAATGCTTCGTTATCTCGATTACAAAATAAAAATTCAATAAGTTGATCAACTGTACATTCTTTAGGTAGGCCAATGTCCTTTAGTTTTTTAGGACGTTTGTAACGTATGTAATTGTATGCACTTAAAAATCTAGTGTATGGATTTCTACATATAGTAAAATTTATAAAATTATTATTTGCTGCCTCTTCTGCAGAAATAAACTTTAGATGTTTGTTAATATCAGTATCTCTGTGTAAAGATATTTCACCGTTAGTTAGTTCGTATAAATGAATCTTCATTGCAGTATTAGCACACTTAGTAATACTCCAAAAATTAATATTGAAATTAGGCCATGATGTAATTCTATACATTTAATAACCTAGTAACACAAAATCGTTTTCATACCTGTCAAATATTCTTTGTCTGTGTACGTTACTTAAAATAACTTCTTGACTTTTAGATACATTTGCATAATTTAAATTAACACCATAAGACAATAAAAATTCTGGTACTCTAGAAATATCAAAGACATTATCAAATAATAGTTCATACTTATTTGCAATAAAACTACTTTGACTTTTAAAATGTATATTACAATTATCATTAGGAAATTTTTCTAAGGCATAATCAATAAAGTAATCAAATGATACACTGTCTTGCAACCCAATGGCTTTATATCTGTCACAGCCAAAGTCTTTATAGAGAGAAACAAATCGTTCGTAAGGATCTCTAGTAACACTAAAATTTACATAGTTATTTGATAATGCTGCTTCTTGAGAAATGTATGTAACGTTTTTTGAAGAGTGTAATGATTTATCTCGTTTATTAATATTTTTTACATTATGATTCATCAAACTACTTTTAACGGCACTATTAGCACACTTAGTAATACCCCAATAATTTAAACGGTATTGCGGCCATATAGTAATGTTTATTTTCTTATAGGTATCATCCACGCCAATAATCTTCCTGCCGGTTAACCATTATATCTGTATGTTTGCTTTTACCCGCAGTTTTACGATCGCCCTTCATATGATCCATCCATTTGCCTAAAACTGTGTTTATTAGAGGATGTCCACCACCGCCTGTACTTGCTTCACGTAAGTACATTTCTGCACTATAGTCTAATACTGTTGGAAAGTCTTTCTTCATGTTATTAAGTATATGACCAAACACATAACTGTCGTGCCATTCTTCTAATGTAAATATGCCGTTGTCTGCATCTTCATACATACGTTCAAACTCTTTAAGGAACTCGTGACACACTGGATGATTTAAGTTCATACCATAGAAGCCACACTCGGGCCATGTCTGTGATCCTTTGCCTCTACCTACATATGTTATCCATGCATTATTTGGTAACAGCTCTTTAAATTGTTTATGGCTCCAGTCACTGTGTACAAACGTATCTGCATCCATCCATACACACCAGTCCTTAGAGCGTGTACAAGCGTCATACACAGCGTATGTCTTGTTAGCAAAGCGTACAGCGTCCCATTTAAATTTCTTCTGCCAATCACGTGGTCTGCGAGCTCTTATATCAGCAGGCGGTATACCATTTGCTTTATCAACACTTCCCCACTTACTTTTAAATGCATTAAGTTTTGGCAAAACTTCTGTTGCGTTAAGTATTGTAATTTGCTCAGGATTGGGATTTACAGGAGTGCAATCTTCAGCATACACTAATAGCTTTACTTTATTTTCAACTCTTTCTGCAAAACTATCTAAGAATCGTTGTCCATATAAACTTAGTCCTGGCTGATGAAATGTTGTAACCACTGTTATTGATGTCATGGTGTTCCTCTTGTTAAATATGTATATGGAGTATTTAACTGATGATTTTTTGTTTATACACTGATTATGGCGCACTAAATTCTAAACCAGTATTCGAAGCATTTGCTAAAAGTATAATAGATGCCGGACATACTGTAATTTATAATGAGCCTTATAGAGTAATGGACCATTACGACAATTATGATGTTGCTGTTATATGGAGTGTGTTATGGCACGGAAGAATGGCAAAGAACAAAAATGTATGGGAACAAAACCGTATGTTAAAGAAACCTGTTATAGTATTAGAAGTTGGCGGCATCCAACGAGGTATAACTTGGAAAGTAGGACTAAATGGAATTAACAGAACTGGCTACTTTGGTAGCGGCAACAATGATAGGAGCCGGGCTGATAGCATGGGACTGGTTTGTAAACCTTGGAGATCCAACGGGGATTTTATTTTAATATGCGGACAACACGATAAAAGTTTGCAGTGGCAAGACATGCCGAGTATGAGCAATTGGTTTATGCAAACTTACAGAGAAATCCGCAAACACACTGATCGTCCTATATTATTTCGAGCGCATCCACGTTGTAGATTGCCTCATATCGAACTTGGATTAAAACATGTATACAGACAGGAACCGAGACAACTACCAGGCACCTATGACGACTTTGATATGAAGTTTGATAATATATGGGCCACTATAAGTTACAGTAGCAACCCAGGTATACACAGTATCATGAATGGTGTTCCGTCGTTTGTAAGTCCTAGCTCGTTAGCATATCCAGTAGCTAATGACATAGACTTTCTTTTTGATATCGAAGAACCGCATATGGGAGCAAGGCAAGCATGGCTCAACGATTATGCACATACTGAATATACAATCAAAGAAATTTCTCAAGGTATTCCACTTAAACACTTGACTTCTGCTATCTCTTAAGTTATAATAGTGTTATGGAAACTAATATTAATACTATCGAAGACCTCCTGGAAACACTAGCAGGGTTAACTTCTTCAGACAACTTAAAAATAGAATCAACCGATGCTACTATCATACATAGCATTGCACGGCAATCATTTAAAGGTACTGCATTGACAGATAGACAGTTTCTTCTAATGAAAGATAAACTACAAAAATATAAAGAACAATTTACTAATTGTAATTTTGATTTAGCTATCAAAACTTTACGTTTGCCACTTAGACAAATTGACCGTAGTAAGTATATTACACTAATCCAAGCACCATTAAATGAACCAAAAGAAAACTGGATTAAAGTACGCTTTCCATTTAGTAAAAAATTAATTATGACGTTACAACAGATTCAATATAATCACCGTGAATATAGTCATAGAAAAGGTAGTCATGAACATCATTTTTTAGCTAACGAGCAAAATATATTTAATGTAATCAGTGCATTTAAAGATAAAAATTTCGAAATAGATCAAGTACTACTAGAAGCTTATGACACTCTGTTAAAATTAAGAAAAGAAGACTACGTTCCAAGTATTAGAAATATGACTTTAAAGAATTTACATCCTAACGGTGTAAAAAGTTTAGAGGACAGTTTAGGTAAGTTATCTAAAGATAACATAGTCCTTTATAGAGACAGAAGTTTAATGTACGGTATTAAAGAATTTGACTTT